ATTTGTTCGCGCAATCAATGCGATGGCTAATCCCCAAGACAAACGCGCATGGGCAAATGCTGCTTTCGAGCGTGAAGTCTCTGATGCTGCTCAAAAGACTTATGGTCGCTCTGCTCAAGGCATTTTCGTTCCAAACGAAGTTGTCCATGCAAAACGTGACTTGACAGTCGGCACTGCATCTGCTGGTGGCAACTTGGTTGCAACTGATCTTTTGGCTGCATCTTTCATCGAGATGCTCCGCAATCGTTCAGTTGTTCAACGTGCTGGTGCAACAGTTCTCAATGGTCTGGTTGGCAATGTGGCAATTCCTAAGCAATCTGGCGCGGCCACTGCTTATTGGGTTGCTGAGTCTGGCGCACCTACTGAGAGCCAACAAACTCTGGCTCAAGTCACAATGTCTCCAAAGACTGTCGGTGCTTACACTGACTTTTCACGCAAATTGATGATTCAGTCATCAATTGACGTTGAAAGCATGGTTCGCAGAGACTTGGCCACTGTGATTGCTTTGGCGATTGACGCTGCTGCCCTTTATGGCACTGGTTCAAACAACCAGCCAACAGGCATCAAGTTGGTTTCTGGCATCAACACCAAAGACTTTGCAGCCACAAACCCAACATTTGCTGAGTTGGTGGGAATGGAGTCTGAGGTTGCAACCGACAATGCTGACATCGGAACAATGACTTATTTGTTCAATCCTGCTCAACGCGGTGCATTGAAGACAACTGAAAAGTCATCTACATCTGCTGGTCAGTTTGTTTGGGAAGCTGGCAATACTGTCAACGGATATCGCACAGAAACTTCTAATCAAGTGACTGCTGGCGATGTGTTCTTTGGCAACTTTGCTGACTTGCTGATTGGTTTCTTCTCTGGTTTGGATTTGATGGTCGATCCTTACAGCAACTCCACAAGCGGCACAATGCGCGTGGTGGCGTTGCAAGACACTGACATTGCAGTTCGCAATGCGGTTTCCTTCTGCTATGGCGATGCTGACATTGCTTAATTGACAAGGTGGGGCTAAAAACCCCACCATCTTTTTTGGAGATTTAAATGGTTAATTATGGCGATAATTCTCAACTGGTTGCATTGATTCCTTCAAACACAATCACTGCGACAACTACTGGTTCTGCTGTTGATTTGCTTCAATACACAAACGAAGTGGCAGTTATTCTTAATTGTTCTGCTGGCGGTGCTGGTGCAACTTGCAATGTCAAGTTGACTCACAGCGACACCTCTGGTGGTTCTTACACAGATGTAACTGGTGCAGCGTTTACTGAAGTTGGAAACACAGCCAGCGTTCAGAAATTGAGCGTCAACAAAAATGAAATGAAGCGTTTTGTCAAAGCAGTTTGCACTGTTGCTGGCACAGCGTCTTACAAAATTGGTGTCGAGTTGATTGGTGAGTACCAATACGTCAGCTAAACATGAATTTATTTTTCATTCGTAATACGATGACAACCCAAGGCAAAGCCCGAATGGGCGATGTCTTGGAATTGCCTGACTTAGAAGGCAAGAGTCTTATTCAAATGGAGAGATGCGTTTTGCATACTTTTGAAACTCCACTGGTGAATAAGAGTCTTGGTTTAGAAATATCGGATGCCATGCCAATCATTAAGCGTGGAAGGCCAAAAAAGAATGTATGAGTCTGCTGCTGATCGCTTGATGTACTTGAAAGACTTTGGGATTGATGTGAAATACACAATCCAGAATGGAGTCCCAAAGACTATTCGAGGAATCTTTGACAACCAGTTCATCGATGTCGAGACTGGTGGCGATGTTGGCTTTGCTATTCAGCAACCCAGACTCATGGTTCGCACCTCGGATGTGGAGTCATGCACTGAGGGTGATGCTTTCCTGATTGCCAGAGTTAGTTATAAGTCCAGAATTGTTCAGGACGATGGGACTGGCATGACAATGATAGTTTTGGAGAAACAATAATGAGCCATGTTCGGCAGCAAATCAGGGATGCGGTAGTCACTGCTTTGACTGGTCTGACAACGACTGGCACTCGGGTTTTCAAGTCTCGGGTTTATCCATTTGAGTCTGGCAAACTGCCAGCACTCATTGTTTATACAAAGTCAGAGACATCGACAAATGAAACAATGACCAGACCCAGAACTCAGTTGAGAGTTTTAGAGGTGATGGTTGAGTGTTATGTCATGGCAAACACTAATTTTGATAATACGATTGACACCATTGCGGTTGAGGTAGAGGAAGCCCTCTATCAGAATATCACGCTTGGTGGCAAGGCAAAGGACATCAACACAGTCGCTTTTGAATCTGATTATTCAGGGGATGGAGAACAAGTGGTGGGTGTTGGGCGTTTCACTGTTGAGGTAACTTACTCGACAAGAGAAAATGATGTTGAATCTGCTGCTTAATGTGGCAAAATTGTAAAACTTGAAAGGGGCTTAATTATGGCTACTCATACTGGTTCAGAAGGTACACTCAAAGTTGGTGCAAACACCATTGGCGAGATTCGCAGTTTCTCGATTTCCGAGTCTGCTGACACATTAGAGGACACATCGATGGGCGATGCGGCTCGCACCTACAAACCCTCACTGACAACCTTCACTGGTTCAGTTGATGTGTTTTGGGATGAGGCTGACGCTGGCCAAATGGCCATGACTGTCGGTGCAAGCGTTACTTTCTCTGCTTACCCAGAGGGAGCAACTGCTGGCGATAAATATTACACTGGCTCTGCCATTGTGACTGGTCTGACAATCAATTCATCTTTTGATGGCATGGTTGAGGCTTCAATCACATTGCAAGGCACTGGTGCATTGACTCTCAGCACAGCAGCTTGATGAGCGCGATTGATCGGGCAAAAGCCCATTTCAAGTCACTCCAGATCAAGGCAATTGAAGTGCCTGAATGGGGTGACGAGAATGGCCCTCTGATCGTTTATGTTGAGCCTTTCACACTGAAAGACAAAGCAAGACTTCAGGCGGTGACTCGATTGGGCAACTCTGAAGCTGACACTCTGGTTGAGTTGTTGGTGATGAAGTGCCTTGATAAAGAGGGTGGAAAGATTTTCACCATCGAGGACAAGCCAGTTTTGCGAAACATGGTTGATGCTTCAATTTTGGAGCGAGTTTCAACAGAAATCATGCGAGTTGATTTCAAGGAACTCGAAAAAAACTAAGGGAGACTCCTGAACGACAGTTCATGTTTTATCTTGCTGAGAAGTTACACAAAACAGTTGGCGAGATCGAGGAAATGTCTGTTGAGGAGTTCCTAGAATGGCAAGTTTGGATTAAGTTTCAGTCGGAGAGAAGCAATGGCAAGTAAAGATGTAAGCATTGACATTGTTGCTCAGGACAGGACTGGCGCGGCCTTCAAATCAGTCAAAGGCGGTCTTACTGATCTAAGTACCAGTGTTGGTGCGGTGACAGGCAAGATCGCTGGTCTGACTGCTGTTTTGGCGGCCATTGGAAGCGCGGCTCAGATCAAGGGCTTGATCGACAGTGCTGACAACATGAATAAACTGTCTCAAAAGACAGGGATTGCGGTCAGCGAATTATCATCATTGGCAAACACGGCTGATCTGGCTGGTGTCTCAAACGAGCAACTTGGCTCGGCTCTAGTTAAATTAAACAAAAGCATTGCAGAGGCGGCCTCTGGCAGTAAAGAACAATCAGAAGCATTTAAGAATCTCGGCATTAGTGTCAAAGATGCCAATGGCAATATCAGGCCAACTGCTGACATCCTTGGCGATGTGGCGGGAGCATTCAGTGGTGCAGCCGATGGAGCGACCAAGACTCAATATGCAATGGCTTTGTTTGGCAAGGCTGGTGCTGATCTGATTCCTTTCCTGAATACTGGCAAACAAGGAATCACAGAATTTGGTGCAAGTTTTGGTGATGACTTTGCAAAGAATGCTGAGGCTTTCAATGACAACATCACAAAAATCAATCAGCAATTAAAACTTATCTTGGTCGATGGCATCAACCCGATGCTTGTTGGACTTTCCAAGATGATTGTTGAGTTTCAAGAGGGCATAAAGTATTCGGGCGGTTTCCTTGATGCCCTTAGAAATTTTGGAACAATCAACCCTTTCAAAAATACAGAAGAAAATCTTAAAACTGTAAGAGATGAAATTGATTCAAACAATGCTGCCATCGAGCGTTATAAAAAAGCCAATGCTGACACTTCCTCTCTTGATGAATATAACAAGCACTTACAAAATCGTCTAAATTATTTAAAGGCAATTCAAAGAAATGAAATGTTTGCAACTCCAAGGCAAGGAGAAGCAAGTGGCATGGATAGGCGATTGCTTGGAATTGACAAACGTGCAGCAAAACCATTGCCATCTTTGGGTGGCGAGAAAGCAAAGAAAGAAGACAACGAATTAGAAAAGTCTCTTTTAAAGATTCGAGATTCTTATCTGTCTGTTATCGATCAGGTCACAAAACTCACCGATGGTGAGGACGCACTGAAGGTTGCTCAGTTTGCCAGATTGGGTGCAACTGACGAGCAAATCAAGGCTTATGAGACTTACCTTGCCTTAATCAGAAACATCACTGAGGCTGACAAAGAGAAACTTGAGAATGATGTTAAGCAGCAGAAATATGATGAGCAAATAACCAAGGATGCCAAAGAGCAAGCCGATGCAATCAAGAAAATATTTGAGGACACTCGCACACCTCTTGAGAACTACATCGAGAGAATTCAAAATCTGCAAATGGTTCTTGGTAAAGGCTTAATTGATCCTGACACCTTTAGTCGCTCTGTTGGTTTGGCAAGTGAGGAACTTAAAAAGTTTACTGACAAAGGCAAATCTGATCTTGAACTTTTGATGGATGCAATCAACGGCTTTGGCAATGAGTTCACCAGCACTTTGACTGAAGCGTTTATGACTGGCAAATTAAACTTCACTGACATGGTGAACTCGATCCAGCGCGACATTCTCAGGATGCTGATTAAAAAGAATATCAGCGACCCTGCTGTTAGTTTCTTGGGTGATTTTTTCAAAGGCTTTGGTGCAAGGGCATTGGGTGGCCCTGTTTCATCCAATACACCTTACATGGTCGGTGAGCGTGGCCCTGAGTTGTTTGTGCCTAATGGCTCTGGGAATATCGTGCCAAATAACAAACTTGGTGGCGGTGGCGTGACTGTTGTTCAAAACATCAACATTGACTCTCGTACTGATAGATCATCGATCATGGCTGCAATGAATCAGGCTAAAGAACAAGCCAAAGCGGAAATTTACAGATCAATGAAATCTGGTGGAGCGTTTGCATGACAACCTTTGCTTGGCCTAGTGTCAAAACACCTCAGTCGGCTCTTTGGGAGTTGAGGTCAAACACACAGATTTTCACCTCACCTCTGAGCCAGCAGTCTCAAACAGTCGAGTTGGCTGGTGCGAAATGGTATTGCTCAGTCGCTTGGAACAACCTTTCAAGGGCTGAGGTCGCACCGATTCAGGCTTTGTTTTACAAAATGCGCGGTATGGCAAACACAGTCTATTTGCCAAGATTCGGTGAGACTGCTCCAATCGGCACTGTCACTGGCTCGATCACTGTGAGTTCCTCCACTGGCTCGACTGCGACTCTTTCCTCATCAAGTCTGTCAATTGGCGACTTCATTCAGTTTGCCAATTACGAGGTCAAGATGATTGTTGGTAAGGCTTCAAGTGTTTACACAATTGAGCCACCATTCAGGACTCAGCCAACTGCATCGACTTCTGTGACTTACAACAACCCTTCAGCAATCATGCGACTTGATGGCACATCGGTTGCAATCAATAAGTCTCTGGAAGGCGTTTATTCAGTCTCTGCTGGCTTTTTGGAGGCGATATGACCCGAAGCCTTGCCAGTGCCATCACATCGGCTCTGACAGACGACAATCTGACAGTTTGCTTTTTAGTCGATCTTGACTTTTCCTCTGGCCATATTTACTACACAAATGGTGGCAAGTCGATTGTCTATGGTGGCAACACTTATTTGGCAGTCGGTGGGCTTGGCGGGATTGACACAATCTCTGAGACATCCAATCTTGAGGCTAAAGGGTTAACCCTAACACTCTCTGGAATTGACTCAAACCACATTGCAATTGCTTTGGGCGAGAATTATCAGGGAAGGGCAGCAAAGATTTATTTTGCCTTGCTCGATGCCAATCACGATCTGGTGGCTGCGGCTTTAATGTTTACTGGTCGCATGGATGTGATGTCAATCAGTCTTGGCCAGACAGCCACCATCTCACTTTCTATCGAGCATCAAATGATTGATGCCAACAGGCCAAAGATCAAACGCTTCACTTATGAGGAGCAACAAGTCAGGGATGCCACAGACGAGGGTCTTCAATATGTGGTGGCTATTGAGAACATCGATATAAATTGGGGTCGCACTGATCCAACTGGTGCAAATGCTGGTGGTGGTGGCAATCCAAATGTCGGTGGTGATACTGCTGGAATAATGCTTAGATGAGAAAAGACAACTGGCCTAGATTGCTTGAGGACTACATTGTTCAAAAGAAGGATTTGCCTTTTGAATGGGGAACAAACGACTGTTGGCAGTTTTCGATTAAGGCAGTCAAAGAGATTTCAGATAAAGACTTGACCAGTCTTTTTGAATATGAGACACCCAGAAGGGCTGCTGAGTTAATGAGTGAGCATGGTGGAATGATAAGCGCGGCTGACAAATACTTTGGTCAATCCAAGTCAGTTCTGCTGGCTCAAAGGGGCGATGTGGTCTGTTTAATGAATGAGGGGCGAGAATTGCTTGGTGTTTGTGTTGGCGAATTGTCGGCTTTTGTGGCCGAGTCTGGCATCATCATGCAACCGACTCTCAATTGTGAAAAGGCTTGGAGCATATAAATGGCTGAACTGGTAGTCTATTTGGCTGGTGAGTTTCTTGCAGAACAGGCAATTGCTTATTTTGCAATCGGCAAAGAAGCCATCTTTTTAAGGGCGGCTATTCGGGCTGGCTCTTTTGTTCTGACCACAAAGGCGGCTCAGAGCATGGGTCTGATTGGTGGAAGCACTGCCAATGAACTCAAGGGTCAAACAATCAATGTCAGGTCATCCACAGCCCCAAGGCAACTGATCTATGGCCAAAGCCTAGTCGGTGGTGTGATGTTCTATGCGGCCACCACAGGCTCAACAAACGAATATCTGCACACAGTCTTTGGATTGGCAGACCACCAGATTCAATCGGTTGAGAAGGTTTATTTTGGTGACGAGGATGTTGGCACTGTTTCTGGAAGTGTCTCAAGTGGCCGCTATTCTGGAAAAGCCAGAATTCAAAACTCACTGACTGGTGGCACTGCTTATGCTGATCTGGTGACTGAGACTGCGGCTCTGACAAACAAATGGACATCGAGCCACAAGTTGACTGGCATTTCCTCGGTTTATGTGAGGATGCAATACGACACATCCATCTTTACCAGCATTCCAACAGTCAGGGCTTTGGTCAAGGGCAAATTAGTCTATGACCCTAGATCGACAACAACGGCTTGGTCTGACAACCCTGCCCTTTGTATCCGCGATTACATAATGAGCGAATATGGGATGCGGGTCACATCGGATGAGATCGACTCAGCGTCATTTATTGCTGCGGCAAATATCTGTGATGAGACTGTCACTGTAAAAACTGCTGTCACTCAGAAACGCTACACCTTAAATGGCGTGGTTGACACCTCAAAGAGTCCTCGGGAAGTCTTGCAAGATATGCTCTCGACTTGCGCTGGAATGTTGATTTATTCCTCTGGCAAATATAAGTTGATTGTTGGTGCGTTCTCAAGTCCTGTTCAGACAATCACTGTCGATGATTTGAGAGGCGATGTTCAACTCTCATGCGCTAATGAAAAAGCCAATCTATTTAACCGAGTGGCTGGAGTGTTTGCGGATGCAGACAAACTTTATTCAGCGACAGAATATCCAGCGATTGCATCATCTACTTTCAAGACTCAAGATGGCAATGAGGAATTGTCTGCTCAACTCGATCTGAACTTCACGACAAATTATCTTGAGGCTCAAAGGCTTGCAAAGATTAACCTCTTGAAGTCGCGTCAAGGAATTGTTGTCAGCATTTCATGCAAGCCAACTTGTCTTAATATTACTGCTGGCGATGTGGTGGCTTTGACCATTGCTCAACTGGGATGGTCTGGCAAATATTTCAGGGTCATGGAGTGGAAACTGAATGAGGACATTGGAGTTGATCTGGTTCTCAAAGAGGAAGACTCGACTGCTTATGACTGGTCAACCTCAGACGCTCAGGATAACGCTCCAAACACCAGTCTGACGCTAATTCAACCACAGGCTGCACCGACTGGATTAACAGCCACTAATCAAAATTTAAGCCTTCCTGATGGGACAATATTACCTGGGGTTCGGGTTACATGGACTGCTGTTTCATCTGCTTATGTGACAGGCTATGAGTTGCAATTTAAACTCTTTTCTGACACTCTTTGGCAATCAATTTTCACCTCGCAAACTGTTTATGACTATGCTGGCCAGCAAGATGTTGCTTTGGTCTATAACATCCGAGTCAGGGCAATTTTCTCTGACAAAGAAGGCCCATTCTCGACAACGATCAATCACACCTTATCTGGTGACACCACTGCACCTTCAGCCCCAACAAGTTTGAGTGCTGTTGGCTCTGCAAAAACAATTCAATTGTCTTGGACTAATCCAACGGCTGCTGATTGGTTTTATAACGAGATTTGGGAAAACTCAACAAATAATTCCGCGACTGCCACAAAGATTGGTGAAGTTTCTAGTTCAACATTTGCTCGATCTGGTTTGCCAGCATCAACAACAAAATATTATTTTTTGAAAGCAGTTGATTTTTCTCGCAATGTTTCAGGATTCTCAACTGGTGCAAGCGCAACAACGGATGCGGCTGCTGCAAGCGGAGACAATGGCATAAGTTCGATAACGGCATTTATTCAACAAAGTCAATCCTCTGCGGCTCCATCAACTCCAGCAAATACAAGTGGAGCAACTGCACCAGCAGGTTGGTCTTTAACGGCTCCAAGTGTGACTGTTGGTAATGTTCTTTGGTACTCATTTGGACAATTTAATTCAAACGCAACAACTGTTAACGGCATCCCTGCTAATGAAACTCAATGGGGAACACCAACTGCTGCAAGTATTTTTCAAGACATTCGATCTGACAATTGGAACGGCTCAAACCCTCCCATCTTTGGCAGTTCTGGCACATATGGAACGGCTGGTTATTACATCAAAAGAAGCACTGGAGATGTATTTTTCAACAATGGTATTTTTAGAGGAACAGTTGAATCAGCGGCTTCTGGAAATAGAGTAATTCTTAATGAATCATCGTCTTCTTACTTAAAAGTTTATGACTCTGGAGGCGGCACAATCTTCAGCATTCTTGGTGTTGGTGGTTTGTATGCAAACTCTAGCATCAATGGAGCGTCTGCAATTGCGGCTCTTAATGTTACTAATGCTTCAGGCTATAACGGCACTGCAATCACTGGGACAAACAATGGAACAGGGCATGGAGTCCTTGGAAATACAAATCACACAGGAACAACTCGCAATGGTGTTTTAGGACTTAGCGCGGGTACAGGATCACAAGCGGCTGGTGTTTTTGGATCATCATCCTCAGGAGGTGGCGGTTCTGAGTTTGGCCTTTATTCTTTTGGCAGATTTGGCATTAGCAACAATACAGTTGTTGCAAACTTAAATGCTGATTTACTTGACGGACAGGAAGCCTCTGCATTTGCCACTGTTGCTTCTGGGACTGACGCTTATGCTGCCAATCGTTTGAATGGATCGGGTGGAACTAATGTTTTGAGATTTGTCCAAGGCACTGTCACAGGCTCGGCCACTGCTACTTTTAACGGCTCAAACAAACCAGCAAGCAATTCAACAAATGTTTGGATTCAGATCACAATTGATGGAACAACCCTTTACTTACCCGCATGGACATAAAATATGAGAGAAATCAACATTCCTGCACAGCAAGTTTTTGAGGAAATCAAATCAATTGAGGAGATTCCTCCACACTCTGTCATGGTCATGGTTGGCAAAACCAATGAAAATGGCGAGTTTATTGTTCCTCAAGCCTTTGAAATTTATATGATTGAAGGCGACAACTACACAGAATTAAATGGCCCACCACAGGCTTGGGCAACTGACAAACCGACTGGAACTTACCGAAACTCGGATTTGTGGCATTTCATTGACATTTTGCGAAATTGATTAAGTTTCTAGTTTCCACTAAAATCCATCCTGAAAGGAATCAACAATGGCCTCTCTAATCTACAATTCAGCCTTGAATGACATGGCAACTGGTGCGATTGATTTTGACACCAACTCATTTAAGATCATTCTGGTCACATCCAGTTACACCCCAAACAAAGATACGCACACAAAGCGTTCTGACGTTACCAACGAGATCAGTGGCACTGGCTACACCTCGGGCGGTGTTTCCACTGCTGTGACTGTGACCAACGACACAGCCAATGACCGAATTGACATCAACTTTGCGGATGTCTCTTGGGCTTCAGCAACTTTGACTGCGGCTGCTGCTGTGATCTATAAGACCACTGGTACTGCTTCAACCGACAATTTGGTTGCTTACCTTGATTTCGCTGGCAATGTGATCTCTACAAACGGCACATTTACAGTGGACATCACATCCCCACTGCGTATTCAAAACTGAGTTTTTTAGCCACCACCGAGGGTGGCTCGGAGGTTATCTATGGCTTTAATCCTTGCTGATCGCGTTAAGGAATCAACAACCACCACTGGAACGAGTGATTTTGCCCTTGGTGGGGCGATCACTGGTTTTCAGACCTTTTCGGTTTCTGTCGGTGCAAACAACACCACTTATTATTCAGTCGCGGATGGTGCTGATTGGGAGGTCGGTCTTGGCACATTGTCGAATGATGGCCTGACGCTTGCTCGGACAACTGTTTTGCAGTCCAGCAATGCAGACGCTAAAGTTTCATTTGCGGCTGGCACAAAAGAAGTCTTTGTCACTTACCCTGCTGACAAGGCGGTTTCTGACATCACATCAACTGACGCGAGCATTGTTGTTTCTAGGAATGGAAGCATCTTTGATCTGGCGGTTTCTGAGGCTTCACCAGCATCGACACTTTTGGCAGCAGTCAGAAACACGACTGGTGCGACTTTGACCAAAGGGACTGCTGTTTATATCTCTGGATCAACTGGTCAAAATTCAACTGTCTCAAAAGCACTGGCCACAGGTGACTCAACCTCTGCTCAAACATTGGGCTTGATAACCTCTGATTTGGCAAACAACTCAAATGGTTATGTGACTGTCATTGGCTTAGTAATTAACATTGACACTTCTGCTTATACAGATGGACAGCAGTTATATCTAAGCCCGACAACGGCTGGCACATTGACTGCGACAAAGCCTTATGCACCAAATCATATGGTTTACGTGGCTATTGTGGAACGCGCTCACCCATCTCAGGGAAAGTTGTTTGTCAAAGTGCAAAACGGCTATGAGATGGATGAGTTGCACAATGTCTCGGCACAGTCTCCCACCACTGGCCAAACCCTTGTCTATAACGCAAGCACAAGCCTATGGGAAAAGAACACAGTCTCATTGACTGCTGGTGTCAATGGAACACTTCCAGTCGCTAATGGTGGAACTGGCATCACATCCTTGGGAACTGGTGTTGCGACTTTCCTTGGAACTCCAAGTTCTGCCAACCTGCTTGCTGCGGTAACAGATGAAACAGGCACAGGCTCATTGGTCTTTGCTACATCTCCTACCTTAGTAACTCCCGCCCTTGGAACACCCTCTAGTGTTACCTTGACAAACGCTACAGGCTTGCCTAATGCGGGTTTGGTAAACAGTTCTATCACTATTGGCGGTACTGCTATTGCATTGGGTGCTTCATCTAATGCACTTGCTAATGACATTACTGTTCAAGGCGTAACTGTTGGTCGTGGTGGTGGTGGTGTGTCTACCAATACTGCGGTAGGTGTAAGTGCTATTTCAACATCAAACACAGGCCCATATTTAACGGCAGTTGGCTATCAAGCATTAACAGCATATAGCGGTTCCATTGGGTATAACACCGCTATTGGAGGTAATGCGTTGTTGGCTTTGACGACAGGATATAACAATGTGGCGGTTGGGCAATCTACATTAACGACTGCAACAAGTGCGGTTGGCAATGTGGCAATTGGCGATAGTTCACTTAATTTTAATACCGCAAATTACAATTCCGCATTAGGCTATGGCGCACTTTATACCAATAGTTCTGGCGCATCTAATGTTGCAGTCGGCAAGGAAGCCCTTTACTCCAACTCCACAGCATCTAACAATACGGCTGTTGGCAATCAAACTTTCTATAACAACACCACAGGAACTAGCAATACTGCTATAGGTTATCAAGCGGGTTACTACAACACCACAGGCGGTAATAACACGGCAATTGGCTACCAAGCATTCATATCAAACACTGGTGCATATTCAAACATTGCTATTGGTGTTAGGGCATTAGATGCGTTCAATGTAACTACAGCCACAAGCACTTACAACGTAGCCATTGGTGAAGACTCGCTTGGAGCGACCACAACGGGAACAACTAACACGGCGGTAGGTGCTTTATCCCTCTATTCTAACACCACAGCATCTAACAATACTGCTGTAGGTTATCAGGCGGCTTACTCAAACACGGTTGGGACTGGTATAGATGCCTTTGGCTATCAAGCGGCTTATTTTGTAACGGGAAATTACGGAACATTTGTAGGAACAAATGCTGGTCGAGGTGTTTCTGGTGCATCAACTGGCGAATACAACACGGCGGTAGGTCGTAGCGCACTTAATTTATTTACTTCAGGTGCGGCTAATACCGCAGTAGGCGTTGTTGCATTAGGCGCAAATAGTTCGGGTTCTTACAACTCGGCATTTGGATTTGGCGCACTCCAAGCCAACACCACAGCATCAGACAATACTGCCATAGGTTATCAAGCTGGATACAGTAATCTTCAATCATTTAATGTCTTTGTTGGTACTCAAGCTGGTTATAGCAATGCAACTAATGGCGGTGTTACTGCCGTAGGATACCAAGCTGGTTACGCAAATGGTGCTACTGCAAGTGGCGACCAAGGGACATATCTTGGTTATCGTGCTGGCTACAATACATCTGGAAATTATAATGTGGCGGTTGGAGGCTCTGCTTTATTAAACAACACCACAGCATCTTCCAACACTGCTGTAGGTTATCAGGCTGGGTATACAAACCAAACAGGCACATTTAACACTTTTGTGGGCGAAACAGCGGGCTTATTAAATGTTAGTGGCTCATATTGCACATATATTGGTAGGGCGGCTGGAATTAGTACAACAGGCAGTTCAAATACATTTGTAGGACACGTTGCTGGTTACAACGCCACGACAGGAAGTGGAAACACTTTTGTGGGAAGTAATAGTGTTACTGGTTACGGTGCTGGTTTTGCCATGACCACTGGCTCCGACAATACTATCCTTGGCGGCTACAACGGCAACCAAGGTGGCCTAGACATTCGCACAGCAAGCAACTACATCGTGCTGTCTGATGGGGATGGGAATCCAAAACTCCAAATTGACAACACTAGCGGTGGCAATATTTTTTGGTTGGGCGAAAGACTTGAAAATTCGTCATCCAACAATATGGTGATAAACAATGGTGGCTCAATTCGTATTAACATTGACTGCGATAATAACAACACAGGAGAATCGTTTACTGTTGGCACAAACCAGCGAAGCATTGACAACAACAACAAGTTGTTTGAGGTGTTGGAAAGTGGAACAGTTGTTTTGCCTTTTGGTCAGATTCAGTTCCCCGCAACTCAAAACGCATCATCAAACGCTAATACGTTGGATGACTATGAGGAGGGGTTGTTTACAGCAACGGTTGCCCCATCGACATCAGGAACAATCACTTTATATTCTGTTGTAGATAGGCTTGCATACACAAAAATTGGAAGGGTTGTTTATGTGCAAGGTCTTTTAGAAGTAGCAAGCGTTGCCAGTGCTGTTGGCACTGCTGTTCAAATTGGAAATTTACCCTTTACAACCGCTGATTTAGATGAATACGCTGGTCGTGGTGGAACAGCATTTAGTGTAAAAGCCGCAGTAAGGGCAGTAAATATATATGAAAACCAAAATGTAGTAGAGGTCGTTATAGACGCAAGCACCCTTGCTACAGGCGACCAGTTTTATGTTTCATTTAACTACATTGCCGCTTAACCACAAAGTTTATTAACCTGATTGGATTATCAGGTCGGACACTAACCAAAGGAAAATCATGTCACTTACCAAAACCACAACTGTTGACCAAATCACAGTAACCGAAAACGGCATCGTTCTGTATCGTGAGGCAACTCGCATTATGGAGGATGGCAAAGAGTTAAGTAAAACCTACCATCGTTCAAGCCTAACACCAGCACAAGACTTAACTGGCGTTCCCACTAATGTTGTTGCTATTTGCAATACAGTCTGGACTGCTGAAGTGATTGCGGCTTATCAAGCCCAAATAGCGGCTCAAACTGTTTAAACATGACATTAACTCAAGAAACAGTCCAAGCCCTGTTTGAATACAGGGATGGAGATTTGCATTGGAAAGCAAGACCGCCCAACTTGGCTGTATGCGGAACTGTTGCGGGTTATAGAAACACCAAAGATTCGTATTGGCGTGTGGTCATCAAAGGCTCTATGTACTTGAAGCACCGCCTAGTGTTCCTGTATCACTATGGGCATTTGCCAAAGTATGTAGACCACATTAATGGCAATCGTGAAGACAATCGGATTGAAAATCTACGCTTGGCTAGTAGGGCTGAAAATGCCAGAAACGCTAGACTGCCATGCCACAATACGTCAGGTATTAAAGGCGTGTGTAAGCCCAAAAAAGATAAAAACTGGACTTGTTCATTGCGAACAAACAAGAAACTCAAAACTGTTGGCGGGTTTGAAACAAAAGAACTGGCGCAGGAGTTTATGGAGTTATGGCGTGAAACGGCACACGGACAATTTGCCAATCATGGTTAATTAAGGAAACCAAAATGACGACATTTACCACTACCATTACCTCAATGTACACGCTCAATACCCCAGAGCCAGATTACGTTGTTAACGTGCTGTATCAAGTCACTGGCGTAGACGGCACTAACACTGCCTCTATCGGTGGCAATACTCAATTTAATTCTGCTGACCAAGAGGGTGCAATAACTCCTTATGCTGACCTCACAGAAGCAATCGTGATTGGTTGGATTCCTGAGTCTGCTATTGCAAGCGCACAAGCGTGTGTGCAGGGTCAGATTGACTCAATGATTACTCCACCAGTAAGCCCATCTTCACAACCTTTGCCTTGGAGCGCAGCATGAATTTAGAATTAGATGTCAATGAAATCAATTTTGTTTTACAAACTTTGGGACAACTGCCATCATCAAGTGGTGTGTGGCCTTTGATCGTCAAAATCAAAGAGCAAGCAGATTCTCAATTAAAACCAGAACAAAAGGCTGAGTAATGTTCGGAATTCACGCATTTGGAGAGTTTCCATTCAGTACCTTTGCGGGTCTTGATGCGACTGCCAGTGCGTCTATTCCATCTGTTTCAGTTTCTGCGATTTCGGCTAATGCCACTGGTGGTGCATTAGTCCAAGTCGCACTTTCGACTGACGCTGTAACTGCACCAAATGTCACTGCGACTGGTGACGCAAACACCACAGCACTTGTTGCAACTGTCACGACTTCTGCTCCTGCTGTTTCTGTCTTTGCTGATGCAACGGCTCAATCAGCAATTGGAACTGTCACAGCAAGCGTTTTAGGCTTTTCTGCCACTGGTGGTGCTACTGCTCAAGCAAGCATTGAAACAGTCATTGCAAACGCTCCTAGTGCGTCTGCGGTGGGTTTTGCGGTTGCTTCTGCCCTGATCGGCACTGTGGCAGCAAATGCACCAGTTTTCTCGGTTACGGATGACGCTCTGATTCAAGTTGGAATCTCAACTGAGTCAACAACTGCTCCACAAGCCAGTGCTTATGGCAATGGCAACGCTTATGCCAATGTGAACACTGTCGGCTCGGTTGTTCCTACTGTTTCCCTGACAGCCACAGCCCTGATTCAAGTCCAGATTGCCACTGCAACTGCTGTTGTTCCAGAGGTTTCTGCTTATGCGGTATCAACTGCACCAGAGGCTCGAAGACTTTATGTCTATGAGGAAATCAGAGAAATCTATGTTCCTTTAGAATCTCGGGTGTTATATATGGGCAACGATGGCGAAATTTGGAGAGTTTCAAATGGCTGATTTTATTAAAGACCCCAATGCGGTTTTGGATTACAGTTTTGATTGGTCAGACTGGCTTTCTGAGTCTGAGGAAATAAACACCTCAACTTGGCTCAATCCTGACTCCATCACAATCAACACCTCTGCAAAGACAGCCACATCGAGTGTGGTCTGGGTGTCTGGTGGCACTGCTGGGAAGACTTATCGTCTGACAAACCGAATTGTGACCACAAACAATCCGACTCGGACTGAAGACAGAACTCTCACAATTGAGGTTCAAGAGCGATGACTCAAACTCATGCAGAAACCACCACAGCAATTGTGGCCAAGGTTGCTCCTCCTGCGACTGTTTCACTTGCGACTGTCCTCGGGGTTCAAGTCAGCGAGTTGGTGCTTTGGGCGACTCTGATTTATACAGTCTTGCTAATTGGCCACAAACTCTGGTCAATCTACAAAGATTTGAAAAAATGAAAGATTGGGCTGTTGCTTTAACTAGCGCAGTCCTGTTTTGTCTGACTGTCATTTGGTGTTTTTACATCATTGCTTGGGTCATCTTGTGAAATGGTTGTTGATGTCATCAATATTGTTTACATTGGTGGCATCTAGTAAAGATAAAACTGAATACAGATGTGTGAGATGGGCGTGGACAGGTGATGTCTATAACCGAAAAGTAGTGTGTCTTGAGTGGCAAAAGGTTGAGAGAAAATGATCGATCCCATCACGGCTCTAGCGGGTATCCAATCCGCGATTAGCATGGTCAAGAAGGCCAGCAAGGTGGCCAACGATCTTGGCTCGCTTGCACCGATGATCGGTAAGATGTTCGATGCCAAGGCTACTTGCACCAAAGCCTTGCTTGAGGCAAAAAAAAACAAAGGCTCAAACATGGGTCAGGCACTTCAAATCGAGATGGCCCTTGAGCAAGCGAGAGCCTTTGAAGAAGAATTGAAGATGCTATTTATGACCTCTGGCCAGATTTTGACGTGGAATAAGATCAAAGAACGTCAAGCACAAATGGACATCGATGATGCAAGGGAACTGAGGTCTTTAGAGAAGGCAGAGAAAAAGGCTAAACAAAAAGAACAAGAGATGAATGAATTGGCCATCATCATTGGTGGGGTGGCGTTTGTCCTCTTTTTGGTGGCAATTGGAATTTATGAATTGATGGAGTTTTGTGAAACCACCAGAAGGTGTGGAAGATGACTTGGATTGATATAGTTCTTTG